TACTCAACTTCTTCAAAATAGCCCTGGCCGGTTGTTTGCAAACAATTAACTATCATATATTTTCTATTTGTTCGTGTATCCATAGATCTTGCGCCAGTTGTTTATTCCAAAATACCGATTCGTGATAGCTTAACACGGCATCAGTAATCATAGTTTGATATGCTTCTTCTGGGCAAAGACCTAATTCAACCCTGACTTCGCTATTGTCTGGCATAGTAAAGATAATAGCACGGTCGTCTTCTTTTAATGTACGCCAATTAGCGTTCAATGTCCATACTCGACCGCTACATGTATACCCTAATTGGCAATTATCGTCTACATCATATATACCATCTGCTTTGACTATACCATAGTCGGTGTTAGAAACGTCATCCAATGTCCAGTCTTGTGTACCAACACGTAATATTGGAGTGGATGTTTTGTAATAAGGCTCTAACACCATAAACAAACTTAATAAGTGTGGCATTAGATCTCTACTAACACCACCAAAAGCCAACTTCTTGGTAGTAAACCACGTACCAGGATTAGGCACACGATCTTTATTATGCCAGCGTATTTCTACACTTTTAGATTCTTGTGTTAATTTAATCAATTCTTGTATATTGCTACGCCATTGATTATTCTTTACCATCATAAAACGTGTATATGGGAATGTCTTGACTAAGGTCTCCCAGATTCTGCTAGTACTGACACCTGGTTTCTCAATAAACACAATCTTAGCATGTTTTGCCACCTTAGTGGCAATGTCAAAGTGTGTAAAGTTAGGAGTACAGATATGTACAGTATCAAATGGTTGATGTGCAATAATAGCCGCATCTACTGAATCAAAGTCTGCACCTTTACTTGCATCACGATCTACGGTGACAACAGTATGCCCAATATTAGTTAATACAGTTTTATATAACTGTCCAATACCCATCCCAACAATTAAACTAGTCTTCATTTGTAAACTTCTTTCCTTCTTCCCAATATTTGATCATACGGTTAACATCTTCCATACGTTCAGTTATAACTTCAGGAGCCGCACGTTCTAATTCTTTTAAATTATAATAACTAGGATAATGACGTAGACACCACCGAGCTTGCTCACGTACTTCTTTTGGAATACGTGGAGTTTTTTGAGGATTCATTAGATCCTGCAAAAATTCTTCAGTGCGTTGTATGCTTCTAAATCTTTCGTCTGGCAATGTCATAATTAGAACTCAAATAGTGATTCATTAAGTACGGGTTTGTGTGCTTCTTTGGCAACGGCTTTTTCAATAACTAAATTTACGTCAATATCGAAATGTTCTTCAGCCATAGTATTAGCATTAATAAGTCGTTTGCCAGTATATCCTCTAGTGCCAGGAATACTCATAAAGAATTTTTCAAATGATTTAATGATTGCATCTGCTTCTTCTTTTGTGTCTCTAGAAAATATAAGATCGACTACATCTTTAAAAAATATTTTTGGCCCTGCAAATCTTTCATCAACTAGCATGTCCGGGCATAAGCCAGCATCGTATTGACGATTAGCTTCTTGTACACTATTAATATGCATCCAAACATTATGGCCCATCATAATAGCATAAGTAAAGCTATCCCAGCTAGTACGTCCTTCTTTACCTACTTTATTTAGGTCACCTGGCGCATATATACAAATATCTTTAATTTGAACTCCGTCCATCAATGGACTAGATTCAAAATTTTCAAACCATTTATCCTGTACTACTGCGTCTTTAAAGAGACGGGTGTCGTTGGCATATTTTTTGTCGTCAACACTTGGCAACATTCTGTAGAGCCATTTTTGTCTGTCTTCGATTTCTGTTTGGACATAGATTTGTCCATTTGCTGTTGCCAGAAAAGGTGAGGCGCAATCAAAAGATATGGTAAAGTTTTCATTATGATATTTCCTTATTGCACGTTGGATATCTGTTAGCAGGAGTGCCCATTCTAATTTACTAGTGCCCAGGAAGTGCATCCAGTCTTGATGACCTTTTTCAAGAAGCCCATCAAATTTCAATGCCACTAATCTTTTCAATACCAGCTCAACGTCGCACATGTTTTGTCCACCCATGGCCCAACCGTTGAATGCCTTGTCTCCGTATATCTTAGGGTCGCAGAATTCTTTCATCTTCTGATACCAATCTTCTGCTTGACCGTGATTTTCGCCTTGCAACACATTCAGGAACTTGCATGCGCCTGTTCGATGTTTAATGAAATAATGATTGTTGTATTTTGTGGCTTCAACTGCTTGATCATAGTCAGCAACGCCGCTGTTTTTGGCTCCTACTGGACTGCGTCCAACCCATGCTGGGATATCCAACACCATGCCATAGTCCATTAAAGCATCCATCCATGCTAATACTTGCTCACGCTTCTTTTGTGCCGCATCTAGTTTTGCTTGATAAATCTTAACATGATCAATCTTGAGCATTTTGGTGTTACCACGCTTGTCATGTTTTGGTTTACCATCGTCTTTTAGTATTGGAATATGCTCCACACCTTTGGTCACAGCTTCGGCCATGCGCTGTGCAACTACCGGACCTGTGGGATCATTCCATTCACCTTCCCACACACCTTTACCAATCTGGAAACCCCCAGAATCACCTAGTACCCAACTAGTACTACGGTCTCTGTTACGAAACATATCTTCACTAGGATCAGGCTTAGTCAAATCTAAATTAGCATGTCCTGCGGAATACAAACAATGGTCAAAGTAAAATGCCGCATTAGGATTTAAGTAATTCATTGCTTCGATACCTAAAGGTCCAAAGCTCGCAGGAATCCTTGCAGTATCTACATAATTTCCGTGACGTTGTTTGCCTATGTAAGTGCTATAAAATCCTGATGTTGCCGGCAGGAAATATGCATAGTCTGATTGTTTTGCTGTTAAGTTCTTATTCATGTTATCCAGTGTTGTGCTAAAACCATCAGACTTAACCAAGCCCACATGGTATTAAATCCTACTAGTGTCGGTAATGCTTTTTTACGGCTTGCCCATATTAATGTTACACTAGTTAAGAGTGTTAGGTAGTATAGTTCCCAAATTTGAATACCAAAGATTAATCCAGGAATGATAATAATAGCTTTAGCCAACCAGCTGACAAATTCTACAGTATTATATCCTGTCCAGTATTCTTTTGTAAACCACATAGCATAGCAATCGCGCATATTTGCCCAACCGCTATGGGTATAACAAATAGCCATTAGTACTAACCAAATACCTACTGCTAATAAAATTTGATCTAATGTCATTCTTTACCCCAATTAATCTTTAACCAAACACGCTCGTGTACATAATGAACTGCGGTTAATACAATATGTATTAATACTGCACTTGCAAGACCGGTCCACAAGGCAGTAATTAATAATGCTATAATACGATAGGTTATCGCCCTAACAACAGTTCTTTTATGTGTTTCCATTACTTACTTTGTGCTGGCAAAATATAATCATAAACTGCAATACCGCTGTCTACGCTGATCTGCATAGCACCTGCATCTGCAATACGCATAGTTAGCTCTCCTGAAAGGCTTAGGATACTTTGTACTTGTTGTACAGGCCACGACCATGTTTGTTTCAATTTCTTACCAACGTTGGCTTCAAACACAAATTCACCAGCGTGTGTACTTGCATCACCAAAACTAAACACTAGATTATTATCTTCTGTTTTAACTTGGAATACAGTTTCTTCTGTATGAGCCGCCGCTTGGAAACGTAGTCGTTGAATACTTGCTACTGCGGGTTGAAATTCTACATCCCATGTAGTACCTTTAAACTTAACAGTTTTCATCTTATCATTAATCACTTGCTGATTCATAAAACGATAATTGTTTTCAAAGTCTCCAATAGCATTTTCAAAATGTAAACCTGTTGGAACATCTTCACCGTTAATTTGCTGTGTGACAATACTAATTCCAGCACCTTCTTTATATTCTGGACACTTTAAATGTAAGTCCAACTTGTTTAAGTTAGGCATACCAAAAGTACCTTCAAGGTTGTCTACTGGTGTGTGAGTAGTAGCATTTAAGATTACTGAACGATCTTCTGCAATTGATTCAATCTTAACTTCTTTGTTTGTTGCACTGACTTTTACCAACGGTAAAAATCCCAAACTGTGTGTATGTGCTACTAGGTCTTGTAAAAAGTCTTTCATATGATTCTCCATGTTTTGTTATTATATAGGTTTTGTTGTGACTATGTCAATGTTTTTTCTTATCTTCTTGTTATATTTTATTGCCGATTCTACTAGAGTATGGGTTAATCCAACTTTATCGGCATAGTGCATAAATGCACTAGCATCTTTGGGAAAACAAGCACCCCCAAATCCGCGTGATCCGTCTGATCCTGGAACTTGCATATGGCTAGCCCCAATACGGTCGTCTAGTGTTAGCAGTTCAACAATTTTATTATAATCTGCACCATTAACTTGGCACATATCATAAATTTGATTAAAGAACGCTACTTTGACACTTAGGAAACAATTAGTGGTATATTTTACCATACTGGCTTCTGTTAGTGTACATAATTCAATTGTATTTAGGTTTTTAAGATTACTCTTGAATAAATTACTCCAAATATTATTAGGATCTTCTCCACCCAAAATCATATATGTCTGATTAGCAAAGTCTTCATTGGCTGTGGCCGCACGTAAAAACTCTGGACTATATGCAATACTATGATTAGGGTAATCACTTATAAGCCTATTCAAATAGTCTGGACGTATTGTACATTTAATAAGTACCGGCATATCTTCAGGTATATCTTTCATGACACTATAGAGTTGACTAACATCGCAGTCTCCTAACTGTGTACTGGGAGTACCAACACAGATAATAATCCCATCGGCATTTGGATAGTGTTTTATTTCTCCAGTTGTATACTTAGGATCTACAATATGTATTACAGTATCTTTTAGCGAACTAGCAACTGCTTTACCTACAAATCCGTATCCTGCAATTATAATTTTCATATTAGAACTCAAATAAACTGTTAAAAGTATTCTTTTCTTCAGTACTGCCAATATCCCATTTCAGCACACCGATTAAGTTGTCTAATTTCTTATCAATAATAGTAGCTTCCATTTCAGCGTGATCAAACGGCAAATCTTTAAACCACTGTGGAAGACGTAGTTCGTCAACCGGATATGCAACACTAGTAAAGCCCAACGGATTAGGTTTTAATTTACATACGATAACCTTTGCACCGTCAGTAATAGCCATACTATACTTGTCGTCGTACATACGTTTCAATGTGTTCCAGTTGAGGCTAGCACGTACATGCCCTGGCATATTAGTCTTTCCAGATTTCTTTTCTTTCGCACCATATTCTGTAATATTATTAGCACGTTTAGGCGAGCCTTTTTCCCATCCTGGTCTTGCTTTGAATTTAATACGGAATTCACTAATAGCATCTAGTACTTCTTGTTCAGGTTTGCCCATCAGTACCATTTCAAGGACATCGCTTAAAAAGTTTTGAATGAATTCAGGTGTATCACTACGCTTAAGGTCCAAGCCCATGGCTTTGATTTTACCAGCCTTACCATCTGTGTCAGCACGTTTGCCTTCTTTATCATAGTACAATACAGCATAACGCTTCTTAGTAATGAACAATGATTTACTACCAACGATTTCACGGCCAGCTTTAATCACTTCGCCACGTGTCTTTGGACAGTGAAATGCATCCAACATAAATTGTTGGAACGTTGCATTTACTTCTTCTCCAATTTGGTCATAAAGCTGAATGACAGTTTCCTTGGTCCATGGAATGGTGCCGTTATCAATATCTTTTTTAAGTGCATTGTATGCTGAAAAATAACAACTGTCAGTATCACCGTAGATAACTGCCTTACCACGGTAATCATATTCGCCTGTGATAATTTCATTTACTTTACCGGCCATATGACGAACAATCTGTCGACCTGTTAGTGTGGTACTTTGTCCAATACGCTTATCAAAAAAGCGACAACCAGAATTAAGAATAGCCCCATACAAGCTATTAAGATTAATCTTCTTAACCAGTTGTCTTTTGTCCCAGTATTCTTCTTCGATTTTATTACCAGCATTAATGGCCTCCTTTAGTCTGGCCTGCATCTCTTTACGTTCTGCATACCAACGTTTAAGTAGCCCTGGAATCACACCTTCATTTTCGTGACTGAAAATAGTACCGTTAGCTGAAAGCATCCAAGGCTGATTGCTTTCAAATATAAGTCTATATACTTCGGCGGCACTAAGCACATCTGTGTCTCCGTTTTCCCAATCAACAGTAATGTCTGTACCAATTTCTTGATTCATTACAGCTTCGTACTCGTCACTGCCAAATTTACCCTCCCAAGATGCCGCAAATGATTTGCCTTTAGCCATTTGTAATTCAATAAATTCTTCTGTCTTAGTCTGACGTAGTTGTCCTACAATAGTTTCTGGCCCCATGTTAAGCGCACGAATGGCTGACGGATAAAGACTGTTAATATCCAATGAACCTACCCAATCTTGAATACCTTCTTTAGGATATGCAACATACGCACCAGCGGCCGCAGTATCTTCACGTTCACTCATCTTAGTACGGTTAGGAACTTGAAAACCTCTACGATGTGCTTCGTTAATAATAGCTTGTTCAGTTACAGCCACGGCACCCATTGTTGTTTGTAGCAATACAGTATTTTCATGTGCCAGTGTATTAGCAAGATCCATAAACTTTAATTTCTTATCTAGATCATCTAGTAGTTTACAGTCGTTAATGTTATATTCAACAAAAGTTTTAAAATCATTGTTGTACAACTGGTCAAGTGTACCTTCGTATTGTGTTTTACGTTGGCCTAATTCATATTCTGCAATAGCGTCCAGACGATATGTATGTCGTTCTTCATATGTATACTTGCGATATAATTCAAGATAGTCTAAATGTACACGACCAATATAGTCATAGGTCACACTATTGCGACCAAATTTTTCATATTCTCTGCGTTTAGGAAATTGATCAAATAAACAAAAACGTCTAGTATCTTCCTTGCTTAAGACTTTAGTAACACGATTGGTAGTGTAAGGTACGTCAAATCCTTCACTGTTCCAGCCACTGATTACATCGGCATCTTTAATCAAGTCCAAGAACATATCTAGTAAGTCAGCTTCATTGTCAAACAAATATGTATTAGGAAAGTCTTTAACCATTTCTTTGGCATCTTCCATCTTAAGGCCTTTAGGAGGAATAGCCATACATACCATAGTCTCTAACCATTGTAAGTAGACAGCAATCGCAGTAATTGGCATAAATGCATCATCTGGACTAGCATAGCCACGTTCTGGATCGAAGTCTACCTCAATATCGAAAAATGCTACATTCAACTTAGGAGCATCTTGATTTAGATAGTGTTCACTCAGTGTTGTGAATATTGGATTGATGTCGCTTTCGAACAGTTCTTTGCCACTGTTAATAGCTTGTTCTTTGCGTAGCTCTTTTGTGTTCTTACAGACAATCTTGGTTAGTTGATCGCCGTAGATTGATTGATATTTGCCGCGTGGGTCTTTTACATAAAACGTGTGTTTGACAGGTATGTCACGAAACTCACGTTCACCTTTTTTATTACGTTCGACAATCTTGATAACGTCGTTATCGCGGTCGAACCATGCGTCTACATAGCTCATTATTTCTCCATATGCAAATTACGGCTTGCAAATACCTAGTGTGCGGTTTATGGCCCGCCGACCTTTCTCTTTTTATTTATTAGATACGTTTTGTAATATCTAAAATTGCTTCAATTTCTGCCCAGTCTTCATTATGACTCTGCCAATCGCCTTTATGTGCAATCTTAATTGCACGATTAATAACACTTGGTTTAATCTGCAATTCTTCTGCAACTGCCTTGACTGTTTCCTTTAAGCCTTCTGTTAGGTCTTCTACTTCGCGAAGTACTGTAGAGCCTTCTGCAATGAGTCTTTCCAATTTTGCCTTTTCTTCTGCACCGTATGAACGTCCTGACATAATTTATCTCCTATATTGCCTATTATATACTACTTATTTCTAAAATGCAACCTATTTTAATTTAGGACCTACGATCCAGATTACCAAACTTTTACGAATACCTTTGGTAACTGGAGCGACTCTATGTATTAAAAAACTAGGAAACATTACCAATTGTCCTTTGTTTAAAGGAACTTTTTCAGCTCTGTGTTCGGAACTGCCGTTTACTTCAAAACTGCCACCTTCGAAATCAATGCCTTCTTGATTTAGCATAAGACTTACTGACATTTTTCTATTTTCTGGTTGTTGGGGAGGCATCGCACCGTATACCATATCCATATGCCAATCATATCTTCCGTTTTTATCTCCGCTATATGTTGAATATTGTATATGATCATACCCGGTAAGATTATACTGGAAGTGTTCATCGTTCATACGTTCAAATGCAGGATTTAGTTTTTCAAAAATCCAAGAATTTTCAGTATTTAGATCAATCCAACTAATATCGGATATTCTAAAATTGCCTCGATCTCTACCGCGTTCAGTAGGGCGTTGATCCATCAAGTTACAGATCCTATCAAGTTCTTCATTGGTAAACGGACCGTTGTAGACAACATAATGAGGATGTACTCTAGTTACTCGAAATGGATTATTTGTAAGTTTAGTGGACATACATTAATTATGTATATCAACTACTGGTAGAATTATTTTTTAACGCAGTTAGGAACAGATTTATTGTTTTTCATCTTCATACCAATTTGCTGATATCCGTTCCAGCAAGGATCGGTTTTTGCTTTTGGCTTAATGACTTTAACTTTGCCTTGTTGTTCTAATGGCATAATTCCTGGACCCCCTGGCCCTGGCTTGAAACCTATGCTATGTCCTGGAATTTCATTTTCTTTTAATTGTTTGATCAATCTAGCCGCATGCTGTAATAAATCAATAAATTCTGACTCATCTAAAATCTTCTTAGCTTCGACCCAATTAGGAAATCCTTCTCTAGTTGCTAGATAATTAAGCACAGTCTCTTTTAATGGCAATTCAGGTGTACCGGTTGCTTGTAGACGCTGTTGCTTGGCTTTTCTTCTTTCTTTATCCCACCAACTGTCATAATGATTAATCCATTTTCTGGTTGGTTTGCTAGATACCCATAAGATCCATTCAGTGGATGTACTTAAAATTTTATCTCTTCTTTCATATGCTATTTTTGGATTTTTAAGATGTCCTAAACTTTGTATGAATGCATACATTTGTGAAGGGTATACTGTGATACCTTCACCATCAATATGAATATCTACTTTAGGTAAATGGTTTTTCAACCCTTGTCTAATGATCATAGTGTTAGCGTCAATTTCTTGACGCTTTGGATCAGGTTGTTGGGGTTGTTGTGCTACTGGTTGTTGAGGTTGTTGATCTACTGGAAGTTCTTCTTGATTTTCCTGAATTGTTGCTGGCTCGCCAAACATATTATCAAAATTACCAAACCCTACTGATGAATCATATTTCTTACCCGACGCTTTAGCCATAGCCGCTTTAGCAATATCGGCTGCCTGTTGTTTTTTAGTCTGCGGAGCATTGGATGCTTTAGACTGTCTTCCTATACTTTGTACACCCTTTGGAATACTAGATCTTTTTAAATTTAAACTTTGTTGATTTGGATCTTTAACAGGTTTCTCTTGAGCTAGATTAGGATTGTCAGGTTTTGCCATGTGCCTAATAGTATTAGCTGTATGTGCAAATGGGTCAAACGGAAATCCTGGATTTGCCGATGTATCTGAGGGTGCAGGCGGTGTAACCGGAGTCTTGACCATCTTATCAATAGCAGTGCCTAGATCTTTTGTGTTAACAGCAGGAGTTGCGGGTCTAGTTCTAACCATTTTATCAATAGCTGTACCAGCATCTGTAGTATTGACTTTCTTAATAGAAGGTTTTTGATCTATTGATTTTTCTTTTGCAGGAGTTTTATCAACTGTTGGTTCTTTAATTTTGTCTACAGCTTTAGATTTAGTAGGCTTGTCTTGATTTCCAACGTTCTGGCCCACTTGTAATTTAGCTTGATCGACATCTTTTTCAATCTCTTGAGCAGCCTGCGCGGCGGCAACATCCTGGTCGTTGATTTCACCAGAGGCAACTTTGGCATTCAAATCTCTAAATCTCTGTTCGGCCGCACCAAGTATATCAGTTAGTTCGTCTTCGCGTTCTTGCTGACGAGTTATCTGTGCTTGAGCTTTTTCTAAATTAGTAGCAACACGATCACTGTTTATAATCAATGCTTCAAAATCATCGTCGGCACCAGGTGCTTGTGTTTTAGCTTTTGTCAGCGCACCCTTCACTGTAGGGTTATCACCCTTATATACAAAGTTACTTTCATCGTCCGGACGCTCTTTGAATTCACGCATTAGTACACGTTCAGCTATAGTTTGGCTATACTGACGTAGTAATTGCTTTTTCTCGGCTAATTGTTTATCGTGCTCACCTTCTACTTCTTTAAAGAATTTACGAACACTAGTTTTAATAGAACTTTTAGTTGGCGGCAACGATGTTTGAGGTTGCTGATAATGTTGCATTGCCATTTGTACAGGTAATGCAACCTTGTGAGGACTTGCTCCTTCAGTTACAACTTGAAGGAATTTTTTCATGTCGTCCTGACCAACTACGGGCTTTGTTTCTGCATGGTCTAACGCTTGTAAAATGCGTTTCATGTCCAT